AGGTGAGAAAATAAAACAATTTAAGAAAAGAGACACATTTAAAATATGTATTAATATTACCGAAACGAAAACACGAAACTCAAAAGAAATAATAATCGAGGTTGCAAAAACTAATAATAACTATGATTTTTATGGAACAACGAGCCCTTTTCACGATACATGTAGAATTTTTTTTACTTCGACTATATTATCATATACAGGAGATACCAAATTATTGCAATTTGAACCTCCAGTCTTTAGCTATACAGAAGAAGATGAAAATGATAACCTTCGAAAATTTGAATCTGATAACAAATTATTTAAAATTCTAGAGAAAAATGTGGAGATAATAAACAACGAAGTCGAATTAACAATTCCAAAAGATCGCATTGTGAATTCTAAATATTCTTTCAGCGAATTTTTCGAAAAATTCAAAAAAGACGAAGACACAGAAGGCAATGACATAGATGCAAGTTTCTTATTTCTACGTATGAAAGGATTTCCTTTGGTCTCTTGGTTACGAGATTATGTACGTAAATATGATAAAATTTCTGAAATCAAAAACAGAATAAAATCTGAGGAATTGCCCTTACGAGGTATTGGAAGAGACGCACATGAAACTCTTGCACTTGTTGATAAACCAATGCCGACAACATTGATCGATTTCTTGCAAAACAAATTTCACGAAACAAACGAGTATGTACGAATCGGTCTACAAGATGTATCTGAACAAATTAAATCTGATCCTGAAAAAGAACGCGTGGCTGCGAAAGAGCAGTTTGAAGAATTAGATGTAAAAATTAAGCTTAAAGCCCTGGAGATAGGAAAATCAGTAGAAGACGAGATTGCTGAAATCGCCACAACCACTCCAGGGGATGAAGCAAAAATTAAAAATAAATTTGAAATTTTAAAAACGCGTTTGCAAGAAGAAAAATCGGATTTGGAAAATACACGAAGAGTTCTTCAATATCTCTACTATTTTCATCAGAAAGGTGGGAATGCTGCTCTATATCGTACTACAAATAACCAAAGAGGGTATACCTCGCTACAGGAGAAAGATCTTAAAGACTTCGAAGCAATATACAAACTTCAAAAGTATAGCCTTCTTGGAATGATTGAACAAATTATCAACGAAGGATTTTTCATCAATGAAACAATATCACATATCGTCAACTATTTTCGACATACTTCCAAAGGAGTAAGTGAATTCGACCCTTTTTATCTAAGAGATCTTGATAGTAATACACGTCCAGAAGTTCTCAAAGTTACGGCTGCTAGTAATAGCCAAACTATTCCAGAAGTAGTTTCTAAAAAGTATTTCTCTGAGGGGACTAACCAGATCAATCCGAGAATCATTTTGGCGCCATTGGAACAAGAGTATATTAATAAGGCGAACGTCCTTCTGCTTAGAAAATTAGCTGAATTTTACAAAAGTTTAATTGATGGCAATAGCGGTAACTTTATACCAAATAAGAAACAAAAACTTGCGATACGTGCATATGATATCATGCTACGATCCAAGAACTCAGGTGCCGTAGAACAATCAGGTGGTGGGCTGCCTACAGTAGAAGTGAATATTCTGGATTATAAACTTAGGTTTTTAAAAAGAGATTCCAATGAGAATCTACTTGCTGATATTTTAAATTCCATCGGATTGAATCCCGTTAAGATGACAGGACGTTTTCTTTTGACTTTAAATAATGATGAATATCGTCTTAGTTCTAAAGATGCATCTAACACAGTTTTAGAAACATATATTAAGGACTTACTTTCACTGAAGGATTTTTCTCTTGATACATCTGAAAGCAAAGATAGAGCTGGTGAATCAGATGAAGATTGGTTAAAAGTATACAATCGTTGTGTAACCAAAAAAGATAACTTAAAAAATATTCAAATTATGAAAAGCTTTTTTCAGCAAAAAACAATAGATGTGCAGGATTTTGAAACATATTTTTTAGAAATTGAAGACGTTGTAGAAGAAGAAGATCCTTTTGAACTCTTTTCAAATTTTTGGAAAGGGTACGAAACCGACACTTCTTCACTTCGCAATATTAGTACATTTGATCAAGCGATAGAGTACCAGCTCCAGAATGATACGCCCACCGTCAAGATGATTCCTATGCTTCAATACTTGAAAAATTTGACAGGAGGCAAATGCAAGTACGTCATGTTATGTCTTGTTCGCCCGGAAATCAAAGCTCAGTACTGTGAAGGTGTGCGAAAAGGACTCCAATTCGGAATGGATGTCGCCGCAACGACAAAACAGACAAAGACTGAACATCCACCAGAAACAGCAGAAGGGGGAGCCACTAAAAGAACCACAATGAAACGTTCCGTGCTTCCCTCCTCGATCTCTTCCAAGAAGAAACAAAGAACATCGAGGTAATGTCTAATTTGTCTTATTTGTCTAACTTGTCTTATTCGTCCGATTTGTCCGATTTGTCTGATTATGAATTTTCTCAGCATCCAAGTATGTCGCACCCATTTTGTAAGTATAAAAACGCCTTCGGCGAACCCAATACTGGACTACGTCAATACCGTATTTTTGACATTGCGGTCTTTGACACAGCCATTGTCATCTTCATTTGTTTCATCATTTCTTACTTTACAAAATGGAATTTCTGGATTTTGGCTGTTGTCATCTTCTCCCTCGGCATAGTCGCCCATAGACTTTTCTGTGTGCGGACGGGTCTAGACAAATTATTGTTTGGTGAAAACTAACAATGCCCTTTACGACGAGAGACCTTCTTCTTTTTCTCCTGGTCTCCGTCTATGTAGTACCTATTGCATTTGTCGCATTGTCGCCTCCCGAGAAAAGCGTTTCGCATATTATTTGTGACAAGAGTAGAAACGCGTTCATAACAATATGTATGATGCTCATGGGTATCGTTGCAATTTGTTATGAAATCGACAGAAAAGACGCGATGTCTGTTCTCCTAATTTCTTTTCTACTAATATCTATCTACGGACTCCTTGGATCGAAGGAGACGATGATAAAACATTACATGTGGGCATTTGCTGCGTTTGTCTCCATTTTTGCATTTATGACATACCATTCTTTTCAGCGTAAGCATAGTACTTTGTTGATGACAATACTAGCTACACAATGCATCGTTTTCTTACAAGTAGCAGAAAAGCTGGCATGTAAAAAAGACATTTTTGTCCATGAAATTATATACATCGTCAATTTCGCAATTTTCTATTTATGTTTACATACGTTGTCATAAAAGACTATTGTTCCTAAGCCAAGTAGCGGTACATAGCAGAGTTTTCTTGATGTCGTTCCAAGAATTCTTTTTCAATCAACGACTCGATATTCTTTTTAATTTGTTTCGGTTCAGGACGGAACGTCGCGAGTTGTGCAATCACCTCGCCCATTAATTGCTGATGCTCCATAACTTTTCTCGCCTTCATAATTCGCACGATACTTGCGTCAATGATATGTGTCCTATTCTCTTCCACCTTTTTCGTGACGTTTGTTTCTTCAATGGAAGACATAGGGATTCGAAATCTTCGAAGTGTGCTCTGGAAATGGTCATTGCAGCGAAACCTGTCTGTTGTTTTCACTCCTTGACCACCACCGCCACCATCTTCCTCCAAACGAACCAGTACTCTGTACTTTCCAAAAGCCAAAGAATGGAAAATGCGTTTTAAAACGTCTTCTGGTATTTCCAACTGCGTTTGAACAGACACAAAACTTTGGTCCTGGCAACTGTTGAAAGATCTGAGGACAATCGCTTGAAGTGTTGTCAACTGCATACAGTAGTTCTTTTTGGCAGTCACATACACGACTTCCGCATTTCCAAGAGAATGCTGCCACTGCAAACGACGTCCCGAAGTCTTTTGTTCGTAAAATCGCACAAACGAATCCATACATTCTTGAAATTCAGGAGGAATGACACAGTCTACTTGTCGGTACGCGGGCCAATGGGCCTGTGTAAGCATCTGGACATTGAATTGAATTCCACCCTTCTTTTCTGAAAGTCGAAATTCTTCGAATTCTCGGTTTAATTCAAAGGCAAGAACGTGGTCATTCATCATTCCTTCGAGTTTACTGGCAAATTGGACACCGCATTGTAGTTTCATTTTTGAAATCATAAATCGTTCATTTTCATCAGATTCAGATCGTTGTTGAATAAGACGTTTCGCTAATTGTTGGCGGTACAACTCAATGAACCAATCCTTGTCGTCCAAGTAAGTAAAAAGACGGAATACGTCATCTAGTTGAGTGTGAAGATCGCGATCTAACAAACGATCTCCCCCCGCACTAAGCAGATGATCGCTTTTGAAGCAGAGCTGTTCAGCTACTTTATTTCCTTCGGAATTGACGATTTGACGAAACACGTTCTTTAATGCTATTTGGAAATGGACATGACCTTCAAAATGCTGCATTACATCTTCAAAGTACTTGGAATGCAAATGAACCAATTTTTTGACGAGATCCATTTGGGATTCTTCTCGCACAATCACCATTCCTTTTGATTTCACATGTTCTTGGAAAATAAAAGCCATGCCTTCAACCCCTTTTTCAACTCGCAATAGCAGACAAAACATGCGTTTCATAGAATGTATGTCGTCATTTTCCAGCATTGCCCGACATCCATTGGTAATTTCAACGTACTTTTCAGAGAGACAGTCGGTCTCAAGAATATGCATAACTAAAGGTAACGTTCTCGAATGCAAATGTACGGTCACCATGTGTTTTTCATTTTCCAGAAAAGTATGAACAATCTCGAGATACGAGGCGATGGAATGTTCCTGGAACCATACGTTTGATTTTCCAGCAACGTATTGTCTCGTCGTATTCAAAAATGGAGTTTCAAATACACTGACGTATTCTGTCAGATCATTGTCAAGCGTCTGAACAATGGCAATGCACTGTCGAATCGATTCGGCGCCTAATCCTTGGTAATTACCAACCCTTTCTTGTGCCAGAAAATCATTGATGACAAGCGACAGTCGTCCTTTGATGGCATCAAATATGTGAAATTTGAAGAACAAAAGACCTGATTCATGCAACGTGGGTGTATTCATGTACTTGATGTGGTAACGATCAAGGTAGGCGAAAAATTTCTGCATCCATTTGTTGACAAGTAGAAACCGGTCCCATTGGCACAATGTTTCAGTAACGAAGTCATGTTGTCGGCATTTCATGAGAGAATCTAGGACAGATGTCGAAAGGTATTCGGCAATGGTTGTCGCGTGCATTTCTAGCAATTCTTGCGAGCAGCTATTTGAGCCAGATTGAATGCACATATCATAGACGCAAGTATACGCCATAATGTACTCTTCATTTGTGAAAAGCTTCGTGTCTTTCACTTGACCGCTTGTGATATAGTGAAACAATTGAGACAAGATTGGATCAATCTTTCTGCGACCCTCCTCAAACGTAAGTAATCGTGGCATTGGAGTCCCGCAAATTGTGAATGGTATGCGTTATGGTATTCTTATTGAATGATATACTTGATATATTTTTAATGATCTCGACTCTGCTGAGACCCTACTCACAATTTATAGGCCTCGATAGGAAGAAAATGAGTGTCACGATCGACCCTGCAGTTGACGCCGAAGTTCGCAAAATGGTAGCTGCTGCCTTTGACAAGAGAGGTTTTGTCAAGAAGTCGGTCGCTTCATTTCAAGACGTGGTCATCGAAGCGTTGAATGCGCTTGTCATTGCAACCTTTCTCGACGACAGTGATTTCCAAAACTTCGTCTTTGTGGTTGAGCGCTTGACTCGAAAAGCTGAACATATCTACCCGGCTTGGTCTTTGTTAAAGCAAAGTTTTCGACTTTGCGATGATTTCAGGGGGCGATTCCTGGACCCTAATCTTGAGGAAATCACCCTTCGCATCAAAAGAAAGATGTTTGTCAAAGATGAATATGCCATGGAGACGATTTCCATGTTGTCTTTCATCCCAACGCTGAAAAAAGTCGTTTTACCTTTCATTGAATTGAACAATGAAATCGCACTCTTTATGGCTAGCAAATTCCCTGGCGCTTTTTATAATTTGAAAGAGCTCACATTGGGTGGTTCCTTGTCCGATCAAGACTTGGAATTGAATATTGACTTACTTCTGTCAACAATTCCTACATTGTCCGTTTTCTTCTTGGAAATTGGCACTTACGACGGTGGCGATGCTGAATCGGCGCTTGTCAGGAAATTGGAGCTTACCAAAAGATTTGATGGAAAATTGGAGATTTACTAATTGCGACAAAAAAATTATGTGATAGAAAGGGTGGAATGCAGGCCCATTTGCTTGGTGTTTACCGCTTTTAGCCTTTACTACTTGTTATGCGTGTACTCAAACATATTTTGTAGTATAGATGCATCAAGAATTTAAATTGTTGTAAAGCCTATTTTGTTGTAAAGCAGAAACTTACAGCTTGTTTAGCTATAGAATTACACCTCAAAAGGTTAGATAACGATAGAAGAGGCACAATAAAATATCAAATTGTTACGGTAACACGATAACGCAAGAGAAAAAACCTCATTTTCGGAAGATGATAAGTCGCTGCGGCCACTGCCAATGCTAGATAGATACTGGAAAAAAATATGAGAATGCCACATATGACTTCTTCTGCGCGTAAATTCAAAAATAAAATTGTTAAAGTAGATGCAACTGAACTTATCAATGGTCCCATAGCTTTCCGTCGAATTGTCTCAAATCGCTGCTTCTTCTTTCGATTGGCTTTTCGAAGCGGGTAGAGTAGGACAAGCTTTTTCATCTTCAGAAATTGTGATGGAGTTGTAACTTGAAACAAATCGTTTTTATTCAGGTGCCTTTTTCACCACTCATACAAAGAAATTTAGTTTGTCAATGTTTCAATGTCAAATCACTGTCGACTTTTTTCAATATGCATGTTACGTATCTCACTCCTCTCAAATGAACCTCGTAAACACGATTGTACAAATTGAAATTCGCTAAAACAATTCCCGTTGCATTTTCAAAGATTCTAGCCGCTGTGAAAAATCTTCATTGTCTCTCTGAGAATCTGCGGGTGCTCCACGGTCCATGAACTGCACTTTCTTCTCCTTCTGAACAACGCTTGGAGCTGTCGAATAAGGAAGATTTCCCCTCTGCAAGAAAAGAGCAGGACCGTTTGGAGGTACAGCAGCGGGGGCGATGGTGGTAGTAGGTTCAAATTCCTCAAGGAGTTGGAAGTTTCGACATTGACCGTCTGGACAATCTCCGATAAATGAATATGAATCTGTCAGACTTCCACTTCCCCATTCATTGTCTCTCCAACCTTCAATCTCATGTGCATTTGCCTCTGTTGTTGCTGTCGCCTTTTGAGGCAGAGCACAGGTCCTGTTTCCACCAGAAGAAGGTATTTCTTTGGTATTGCTTTGTCGCTTGATTGCAGCGTTGCACCAATGGAAAGCTTCTTCTCCGACAAGCACATTAGTGCCATGTTTTAAGGTGGGAACACTTTTGACATATGCAGGCAGCTTTTCATGATCAATACGGTCGACGCAAATGAGCCTCATGTTCGCCAAAACGGCCGTTCCTTTCAATCCCTGCATCAAGTCACGACAATGTTTGCACGAGTTGCTGTAAAAAAGATAAATTGCTGGAGATGATGACATAATTTTCAGTAGTTGATTGTTTTATGTTGAGGAATTATTTGATTGCAATCTAAACTCACATTGCTTCTTTGCCAAAAAAATGATCTTTTGGAAGACTGTCGACAATTCTTGCAATTTCCTGGAGTTTCAAACAATGGAATCCATTCATTATCAAGAACTCGTTTGTGAACACGACACGTTGGAATTCATTCTCTCAGGCACCGAATGTTTCGTGACCAACGCGATACGCCGAGCAATGATTGCAGACGTCAATATCGTCGCGTTTCCGGAAACTCGAAAAGGTGAAAACCATGTTCCATTCGTGACGTTGTTCATGGAAAGAGAAATGGATATGTCTGTAAATCGTCGTTATGAGCTGGGTTTCATCGATGTAATACAAAACACGAGCAATATGACGAGTGAAATTCTCATTAATCGAATTGTGGCATTACCGCTTCATCTTTCTGTGCAAACTTTCTTAAAATGTCCGGAGAAGTTTACTTTTTTCATCGATGTCGAGAACAAATCTGATCTTCAGGTCATTGACGTGACCACGGCAGACATTCGCTTCTTCCAGGAGGACGAAGTCAAAGAAGATGCAGACGAGGAAACCTTGTCAAAAGAAGAACCAGAACAATCGATTTTTCCAGGATACATTTACCATTTGCCACAAGAAGTTGTCAATATGGTGAACACTGAAATTCCAGAAGCGCAATTGGAAACTTCATCTGTACAACACGTTCTCATCACACGTTTATGTCCTGGTCAACGAATCTTTGTCAAAATGCGTCCGACAGTTTCTTCCGGGTTTTTCCACGCAGCTTTCTCACCTGTCACGAAATGTTTCTACAGCAACGTGTTGGATGAAAAGCAAATTGCAGAACAACGCGATTTTCGAAAAGAGGATCCAAAGGCATTGCAACAACTTGAACTTCATGACAAGTATCGCTATTTCACACGCAATCAATCAGGACAGGCGAATTCGTTCCATTTTGTTGCCAAATCTGTAGGACCTATGCATGTCAAACAAATTACTCTGGATGCAATCTCCTCTATTTTGAGCCGATTAGTATGCTTGAAAGAATCGATTAGTTTGCAGAACATTGAACATGAATCTTTGAAATCTGGTTTGATCGGATGCTATCTCCGTGTCACAGAAATTGTACCAAGTCGCTGTATCAAGGGAATGAGCGTCTACCGCAATTTCGGACATACGATTGGCAACCTTGTACAGGGTGTTCTATTTTATGAATGTGTGTGCAACGATTCGGATTCCTTGGCAGCCGTCGCATACAAGAAACCATACCCTCTCGATCCTTCTCATGAATTCGATTTTGGACTGGATCGCGACGCCTCGTTTCCGCATGCTCTCAATCCTTTCCTGGAATTTCATTTCGCTTGGCATTGCGAAGAGAAGGAAAATTTCGATTTTGTTGCAAACATTCGCAATCGCATCGGATTGGTGGAAAATTATGTTGTCAATATTCGCGACTGCATTGGAACCGATACTTTGATAAAAAAATGAAAAGAGTTCGTTTTGAAGTTTTGACGGTACATAGGTTTTCTTTAAAAAGATGGAATTTTGTCCAGAATGTGAAAATTTGATGTTGGTTGCATCTTGTGAGCAGCAAATTGTCATGAAGTGCCGCTGTTGCGAAAACACGAAAGCTGTTGAAGGAAAACACAATTTTTATGCCATGGTGAAAGGAACGGAACATCCTTATTTTCAAACTATGCGTGTCAATGATTACACAATTCACGATCCAACTCGTCCACTTCTTCAGGACGTGTACTGTCCGAAATGTGATCTTGAACGCAATGTCATTTACACGTCGTCGTCAACAACAACTATGAAGTTTTTGTACCAGTGCACCACTTGCTCTACGGCATGGAAAGTCGTGAATGAAGGAGGTAGCTATGTCGAAAAAATTGTTTTTGTAAAGAGTGCTTAGGTTCTTAGCTATTAAATAATATTGAATCTATTGTATCTATTGTATCTATTGTATCTATATCTATTCGAATAGCTAGGTGTCTTTTATTCAAGTATTTGGCCTTTTTTATAGTATACGCATACTGTTCACATACATCGTCTGCAACAATTTACAAGATGACTGAAAATCCTGCAAAATGGCGGAGCTGAATGGTTCATGAGTTGCCGTCCAGCAGAGAACTTCGTCGAGTAATGGAAGCATTTTTCCTATTTTCAAAAGTCCAGCATCTGTTATCAAGACCGTTTTGCCCGTCATGTGGACATGTTTCAACCGTGAAAGATTTGACAATAAAGCAATCAAATCAAGCTCCGATGTCGGAAAATCAAAAAATATCGAACGCAAAGAGATGCACGAACCGATTTTCAAGTAATGCTCTTTTGTCAATTCGCAACGATCATACAAAAAAACACTAAGTCCTTTGAGTTTATTGTTAAGAAAACCCAGATGTCTTTCGAAAAGGTGAAGCGTTTTCAGTGAAAAAGTGATATCATGGACTCCACATCTACGTGCGTATAGCCATGTTGTCAACCTTTCTGAATTGTCGATTGCGTTCCATGATGAGACGATTAGTTTGTGACGAATGGTTGCATTTTGAAGACTTGCGAGAAATGTAGGTCTGTGTCGTCTGTTTGTACATGCCATGTCAAGTTTACCGACGTCCCATATGGAAAGATACTCTTCAACTATAAAACAGAGGATTTCAGATGGAAGATGGAAAAACGTATGTGGCATGTTGAAATAGGACACAGAGTATAAAATCTCTGACGTGATTCGCACCGTTTTCATTTTTTTTGCAGGTTTTATCTAAAAGTACCAAAAAATGATAGTAGTACTCGTGTTTCTCACCGCAAATAATCTGTATGTTGTGCAGTAAAAATGAGCGAAATTGATGAATTGGGAGATTTGATTGAAGTTTTAAGCATCGCCAGTGACGGCGGCGTTGATGGAAACGAAGGGGAATCCGTTGAGTCCGACGGCAGTGTTCCGATCGAGGAAACGGAAGAAGCCATAATCGCACCAAAAGCGTTTCCTTCCCGTCGCAACAAAGTTTCCTTTGAAATGATCCGTCATCGTCTCGACGACGAAGATCGCATTACAAAACCATATATGACAAAATACGAATACTCTCGAATTCGTGGACACCGCATCAGTCAATTGGAAAAAGGCTGCATCTCTTTTGCATTGTGGCCAGTTAATGAGACACCGAGTTCAGAACAAATTTTCGAGTACGAGTTGGTGCAGAAATGCATTCCTCTGATATTTTGTCGAGAATTGCCAAATGGACAGGCAGAATACTGGCGAGTGTGTGATTTACAGATTTCTAATCTTGCATTTGGGTAAAAATAAGTAGCTAGATTATAATGTTGTTTGTCGAGAAAACCCCGAAATTGGCATTTTGTTTCTTGACATACGCGAATTTGTCGCAGCCGGCGTTGTGGGATTCCATTTTTAGAGAAGAGAGGGAAAAACTCAATGTTTATATACATAATAAATATCCATTTATAGATACCGAGTACAATATTGACCGCTTTTGTATTCCAAATTGTGTTGTCACAGAATATGGTACTGCGACGATTGTAGATGCCACATTAATGCTTTTCAAACAAGCCTTTCAAGACTGGGAGAACGATTTCTTCGTCCTCTTGTCCGACAAATGTATACCTATGTACAGCTTTTCATATATTTACGACTATATTTTCCAGAAGAATCAAAACATCATCAATACTCATTTTGCTGACCGAGAGAGGTATTGGAAAATCACAGATAAATCGTTCATTTGCTTCGACAAGTTCATCAAACATGATCAATGGATTGTCTTGAACAGACGAACCGTGTCTTTTTTTCTCCAGTACGATTTTATGCCGATGTTTCGACAAATAATTTGTGTTGATGAACATTATTTTGGTAATATTTGTGACAAGTATGGCTTACCCTATATGAAACAACAAGTCACGTTTGTCAACTGGTATGAAAGAAGTGATTCAGAATCCGATCGTCCGTATCCCAAAACATTTGTACATTTGACAAACGACGATATTCGAAAAATTCGTATTGAAAATCCGACTTGTCTCTTTATGCGCAAAGTAAGTCCTTTGTGTATTCTTCCGGACATTCTGACAAAGGGAAAGGATTCTCAGTGCGGAAAAAATGATCGTTGCAATGAGTTCGACAGAAGATAAATTCCTCGCATGAAATACAAGTTTACAGGATTCAAAAGCAAATTGCAAAAATGCTCTCTGTCGATCATGCTGTCATGGAGGGAAAAGGAGCATCATCTTTGTCAACTACTGATGATGGACCTGTCAGCAAAGCCGTAGTAGCAAGAAAAACAATGGCACGTTCTGGAGTGTCCAAGCAACATGAAGATTTTGTTAAGATGATGGAACGGAACCGTGTTGGTAAGGCAGGGCGGCCAGCGACACATACCACAATGCCCCTGGAGAATACTTTTCCCGGAACGTATTCGTTAACGGATGATGTTCTCGAAGAATTTTTCAAAAGCTACTGCAATGAAGTCTACTCCAAGCGTCCAGTGTCTGTCATTGAAAAACATCTGGCATTTGGACCTGTCCTCGCGGACTTTGACATGCGCTACACCCACATCTTGGGTCCTAGAAAACGTATTTACAATATCGATTTTGTCAAGGAAGTTGTTAGTGCCTACTGGATGTGCATCGTCAAGTACATCGATGTCAGTCTAAATCCGCTTGCAAACGAATGTTACGTCACTGAAAAGCCAGAAGCCACATTTGACGAATCGAAAAACGTTTTCAAAGATGGACTTCATTTTTCTTTTCCAAATGTCATTACTTGGCCCTCTGTTCGCCACATAATCCGATATGAAGTCATTGAAATTCTCCAAGAATCCGTGGAAGCACTCATGCTTGAGAATCCGATTGAAGATCTCATTGACGCTTCTATCATTGATCGTAACGGATGGATGATGTATGGGAGTCGCAAACAGGGCAAAGAGCCTTATGGAATTTACGGAGAGGAAGGTGATGACTTCTATGTCAGTGGTGTCTATCTTGCTGGAAGAACAAAGCAGAGCACGATTCAAAGTCAAGATGGACGTCATGCAAAACCCGGAGGATCTGCGTTTTCCATCAACGAAATTGTTCGCACTTTGTCGATTCGTCGTTGCAATGTGTCGGACATTGCACCATTGACAGAGCTCGGAAATCAGACAAAAGAGATGTTTGAAGAAGAGCAAAAACGAATCATTGTCAAAAAGGAAAATCATCGTCAAGTGAATCTGATTAGCACGTATGAAAGTTACGCATACGTTGCAGGTCTTGTCGAACTTTTGGACTCGTCGCGTGCCGATAGCTACGGTCAATGGTTCGACGTAGGTTGCTGCTTGTACAACATTGATTACCGACTTCTCGACGCATTTATCGCATTCAGTGCCCGTGCACCAAAATATGCAGATATTTATGAAGATTCTTGTCGCGATTTGTGGGCACGACTTACCTCTGGACATTATACGATTGCCACGCTGATTATGTGGGTCAAATCCGACAACAAAGTGCAATTTGACGAATACCAGAAACAAAGTCTTGAGTTCAAAATCCGTGGTTGTTGTGACGCTTTTTGCAGCAAACCAGAGATGGAAGCCGATTCAAAGACAAATGTCAAGAAAATGAAACCGCCAAAGCTGAATACTCAAAACTGTCTTTACTACATTGGCGACCTCATGTGTCATCTTTACGCTTTGCAATACGTGTGTTCTTCTTATCAACAGAGAGAGTGGTTTTGGTACACCAATCACCGCTGGGAACGGACAGAAAAAGGAATCATGTTGAGGACAAAAATCACAAGTGAGATGCCAAAAATCTTTGCTGATTGGAGCGCTATCTTTGATGCCCGCATGAAGACGATCAACGAGGCAGTAGATCCTATCCGCAAGGAGAGGCAGCGCAGGTACAGTCAATGTTGCATGCAGTTTGGTGATATTGTCAAACAGTTGCAAAACCGTGACATCATTATGAACAATATCTCTGAATCGTTTTACTGGAGAATGCGACATCTCGAAACCGTACAGAAAATGGTGGCTGCGAAGATTCTCCCAAAATTCCCGAGCCAGTTTGATGAGATTTTGGACAGCAACATTTACTTGCTAGGAATGAACAATGGAGTCTACGATTTGGCCAACCACGAATTCCGCGATGGTCGTCCCGATGATTACATCATGATGAATACGTGCAATGATTATGTCGCATTCACCCTTGACCATCCTCTTGTCCTTGAAGTCATTGAATTCATCTCCCAAATCTTGCCATGTGAACGTGTTCGAGTCTACGTTCTTCTTCTCATGGCCAGTTTCCTCGATGGACATACCGGTTCAGAAAAATTCTACATTTGGTCCGGATGTGGTGGCAATGGAAAATCCAAGCTGGTGGAACTGCTTCGTCAAAGTCTTGGTGATTACTATGCCATCATGCCCGTGTCTCTTCTCACTCAAAAACGTGCATCGTCAAATGCTGCAAGTCCCGAATTGGCTCGTATGAAGGGTAAAAGAGTGGGAGTGATGAACGAACCGAATGAAGGGGATAAATTTTCAGTGGGTATGTTGAAAGAGTTGACAGGTGGAGATACCGTTTATGCCCGGCCAATGTTCAAGGAAGGTTTTGATTTTAAACCGACATGGGAAATGATTTTGTTGACGAATCATAACCCGAAAGTGCCGGCCAACGATGAAGGAACTTGGCGCCGTCTGCGTCTTGTGCAGTTTGAAAGCAAATTTCTCGACAATCCGGATACCACGAAAAGAAATGAAAAGAATTACCAGGTTGAATTCAAGAGAGACAATCATTTGGACAAGAAAATGGTGAATTGGAAAGAACCGTTCTTCTGGCTCTTGACTTACTACTACAAGATTTTCCGTTTGGGAGATCCGACGTACCAATGGGTGGAGGAGAAAAACTCGGATGGGTCTGCATTGCGTGTAGGCATCGAAGCGGGAATCACAGAGCCTGAAGATGTACTGGAGCATACAAGGAAATACCGCACTTCGAACGATCCTTATGTCAAATTCATGCAGAAAGCCATTGTCACCGATCCACATGGCCGGGTGTACCTTTCCGATCTGTTTCAAATTTTCACTCATGCACGTGCAAAACAAAAATCGCCTTACCAGGGAAACAAAACCGAATTTCAAGAGTATTTGGAGTCTTCTGCATTAGGAAAAATGAATTTGGAGGGGCACCATGAAGGTTGGAAAGGGCATCGATTGAACGATTTGGATAAGATTCCGGATATTGGCGATTTCAAGGAAAAGGATCATTTAATTTGTTTTATGGAAGATTAAGTTAGTTTTAGTAATGTTTACGTGTTTTTGAAATGATGTTTGAGCCTGAACGTATGCGTCTTGAATTTCTTCCTCCTAAAAAAGACGGTTTTTTGGTATTTGGACAGAATGCGTTAGATGTACATAGTACGGCATCGGTTTTTATCAGGCTTGCGTCGTCCTGTTGAGCGTTGTTCCAATACAAGGAAGTTTCATCTCGAAATATGCTGTTATATGCTTTTACAGCCGCAGTTTTAATATCAGATACTGAAGCTCCATTCTTCATTGATCCAGTATACACTGTAACACT